ATAAGACATCTACTTGGGTAACAGTAGACCCTACTGACCCAGTATCTTGGCCTAACACATATTCTTTATCAGGCGGACAGAATGGAGATACCCCATCTTACGATTACACAGTGTTTGATAATACGTCTACTATTCAGGTAGATTTTATAATCGCTCCATATGGTAGTTCATCAGCTGAACATGTTCACGTATGTGATATTGCCGAAGCTAGAAAAGATTGTGTCGCAGTTGTTTCTGTACCATACCAAGATGTTGTAGCTAAAACTTTCGCTACTTACAACTCAGCATTGGCTAAGAATTCATCATACCTAATTGTTGACGGTAACCACATAAAAGTCTACAACAAGTATGAAGACAAGTATCAGTGGATTCCAGCTGCATCATCAACAGCGGGTGTCATGGCTGCAACAGATGCGGTTTCTGCTCCTTGGTTCTCACCAGCGGGTTCACGTCGTGGACAATACCTAGGTGTTACTGAACTACTAATCAACCCTTCCAAGGGTGAAAGGGATGCGATGTACAAATTGGGTATCAACCCAATCGTCAGTTTCTCTGGTCAGGGTGTCATGCTGTATGGAGACAAGACTCACCTATTTCGTCCATCTGCATTTGACCGAATCAACGTCCGTCGACTATTCCTAGTCATCGAACGCGCTATCAGTCAAGCGGGTGAAAACGTAATGTTTGAATTCAACGATGAGTTTACTCGTGCAGAGTTTGTCAACATCGTCGAACCATTCCTACGTGAAATTCAGGGTCGTCGCGGTATCACTGACTTCCGTCTTGTTTGTGATGATACAAACAATACTCCAGAAGTTGTTGACCGCAACGAATTCATTGCGTCTTGCTTCATCAAGCCAGCACGTTCAATCAACTACGTTACTCTAAACTTTGTCGCGGTTCGCTCCGGTGTTGAGTTTGAAGAAGTAGTTGGCACAGTATAAGGGGAAATAATCATGTCATTAAGAGTAGATGATTTCAAAGCAAAACTAAAAGGTGGCGGCGCACGTCCTAACTTATTCCGCGCAACCGTAAACTTCCCTGCGTACGCTGGTGGCGATGTTGAACTAACATCTTTCATGTGTAAAGCTGCACAGTTACCAGCATCTATCATGGCGGTAATTGAAGTGCCTTTCCGTGGTCGTCAGTTGAAGATCGCAGGCGATCGTACTTTCGAACCGTGGACTGTAACAGTATTGAATGATACCGATTTCAATACACGTGACGCCATGGAACGATGGATGAACGGAATGAACGGACACACTTCGAACTCGGGTATCACTAATCCAGTCGCATATCAGGCAGACCTAGTTGTAGATCAGCTAGATAAGGATGGTTCAGTGTTGAAAACTTACAAGTTCCGTGGATGTTTTCCAACCAATGTTTCATCGATTGAGCTAAGTTACGAGACTAACGACGCTATCGAAGAGTTTACTACAGAATTCCAAATTCAATATTGGGAGTCAAATACCACTAGTTAAAGGTATTATAAGTAATATGACGGGGGTGGTTCTCCACCCCCATTTATTATAAGAGGGTAAAATGGCAGACAATGTATTCCAAGCATTTGGATTTGAACTAAAGAAAGTTCAAAAACTGAATCAAGAAAACGAGAAGGCTCCTTCTATCGTCCCAAAAGTGGATGAGGACGGTGCTGGATATGTCACTGCCTCTGGTTCTTACTTTGGTCAGTACGTCGACATGGAAGGTACTGCTGCAAAGGACAATCAAGAACTAATCAAAAAATATCGAAGTATGGCAGAACACCCAGAGTGTGATGCAGCAATCGAAGATATCATCAACGAAGCAATCGTTTCGTCTGAACTAGAAAGCTCTGTCACTGTCAATCTAGATAAGGTTGAAGTCTCAGATAAAATCAAAAAGACTATCACAGAAGAGTTCGATGGAGTTGTCTCCATGTTGAACTTCGAAGAGTATGGTCACGATATGTTCCGTTCATGGTATGTCGACGGACGAATCTATCATCACCTAGTAGTGAATGACACGAATCTAAAAGCAGGTATTCAAGAGGTACGCCCTGTTGATGCAACTAAGATTCGTAAAGTAAAAGAGGTGCAATATAAAAAGGATGCGAAGACAGGTGCAAAGGTCGTAGACAAAACTAACGATTTCTACATCTATCAGGAACGTGCCGGTGCGAATAACGGCATCAAACTAACGTCGGATTCTGTTTCATATGTCACTTCAGGTCTTCTAGACACCAGTAAGAAACGTGTACTGTCGTATCTACAGAAGGCAATGAAACCCGTAAATCAGTTACGTATGATGGAAGACTCATTGGTCATCTATCGTCTCGCACGTGCACCCGAACGTCGTATATTCTATATTGACGTGGGTAACTTACCAAAGGGTAAGGCGGAACAACACATCAAAGACATCATGTCTCGTTACCGTAACAAGATTGTTTACGATGCGAACAACGGTGAAATCAAAGATGACCGCAAACACATGTCGATGCTCGAAGACTTCTGGTTACCACGTCGAGAAGGTGGTCGTGGTACAGAGATAAGCACATTGCCAGGCGGAGAAAACCTAGGACAGATTGACGATATCATTTATTTCCAAAAGAAGTTGTATCGTTCGTTGAACGTACCACTATCGCGTTTGGAACAAGAGTCTCAGTTCTCATTAGGTCGTACAACAGAAATCAACCGTGACGAAGTCAAGTTCCAAAAGTTTATTGACCGTCTGCGTAAAAAGTTTGCCCAGTTGTTTATTGGTATTCTAAAGAAGCAACTTATAATAAAAGGTATATGCACCGAACAGGACTGGGAAGGTTGGAAGAACCAAATTCAGGTCGACTTCTCTAGGGACAACCATTTCACTGAGATGAAAGACGCGGAACTACTGCGTGAACGTCTACAGACTATGGATCAAATCTCTAGTTATGTCGGTGAATACTTCTCACGTGAGTGGGTAATGAAAAATGTAATGATGTTCAATGATGAGGACATCGAAGATATGGCAAAACAGGTCGAATCCGAAAATGCCAATAGTGATGATACAGAAGAGGACTATTAATAATGAGTGAAGTAGAACAAACAATAGAGCAAGAAGTTGAATCGAACCCAGCATTGGATTTTGTCAATGCATTACAAACAGGAAGTTTTAATAACGCAGAGAGTTTATTCAACGACATCCTAGGGGATAAAGTACAACAGTCTCTTGATGCCGAGAGAGTGTCAGTTGCAGATCAAATCTTCAATGGTGTCGAACCTGAAGAACTTGATGTCGATGATTCAGAGATCGAATCTGTCCTAGATGCAGATGATTCTTATGAATCTGAGTCAGAAGTTGAATAAATTTCAGTTATAAATATTTTTTTGTATAAATACTCCTAAAGGGGACTTATTGTGAAAACTTTTCAACAAATTCGTGAATCAAAGGACAAGGTAGTCTTCAACAAGAAGATGTCCAAGTATCCTGTTGTTATCACAAAAACTGCGAAAGGATTTCACCTAACTATCGATGGTGATTCTGTCGATACGTTTAAGTCACAAAAAGAAGCGGAGTCAACCGCGAAACAAGTCCTCAAAGACTTAGGAAAATAAAATGAAACTGATTAGCGAATACGTAGAAAACGACGTTCAGTGCATCGTCGAAGCTAAAGAGAATGGTGAGAAGAATTTCGTCATTGAAGGTGTATTTGCACAAGCAGACAAAAAGAATCGTAACGGACGTATTTACCCAAAGGCCATTATGGAGAATGCGGTAAATAAATACGTTGAAGACCAAGTTAGTAAGAAACGTGCTGTAGGGGAACTCAATCACCCTGAAGGACCAACCGTTAACTTGGATAAAGTTTCGCATCTCATCACAGACCTCAAACTTGAGGGAAATGATGTGGTCGGAAAGGCACAAATATTAGATACCCCTATGGGAAAGATCGTAAAAGGTCTCTTAGAGGGTGGTGTTCAATTAGGAGTGTCAACTCGTGGTATGGGAAGTCTTGAGAGTAAAGGCGGCATTATGTACGTCAAAGAAGACTTTATTCTGAATACTGTAGATATTGTACAGGACCCTAGTGCACCTGAAGCTTTCGTTAATGGGATTATGGAAGGTGTTGACTGGGTATGGAATAATGGTATACTTCAACCTCAAGTCATTGAAGAGATAGAGACTGAAATCAAGCAAGCACCAATTGCACATCGTCCAGAAGTGCAAATTCGTGAATTCAAGAATTTCCTCTCGTTAATCAAATCTAAAACATAAAGGAGTCACTATGACTGATTTAAATCAAGTAGAAAGTGAAATCCGCGATACTGAGATTGAGTCTAACGAAATCGTGGAGGAAACTCTCGAAGAAGCACAAGCTCCGGCGGCTAAAGGCGCAAAAGGTGATGGTCAGGAAGTTTCTGAACCAGAATCAATTGCATCTGTAGACAAAGCAGCGGACGCAACTTCTAAGGCAACCCCGCCAAAACCAAAAACCAAAGCAGGTATGTTGAATGCAATGTATCAGACTGCTTCAAAAATGAAGAAGACTGATCTACAAGCTGCATACGACAAAGTCTGTGAAGGCGTTGGTGCCGAAGACCTAGTTGCAGAAGAGACTAACACACAGTCTGAACTTGCCGCAATTGTCGAAGGTGAAGCAACTCTATCGGAAGAGTTCAAAGAAAAGACATCTATAATTTTCGAAGCAGCTATCAAGTCAAAGTTGTCTGAGGAAGTTTCGCGTCTTGAAGAACAGTACGCTGAAGAACTTGCTGAAGAAGTCGATTCGATCAAAACTGACCTAGTCGGTAAAGTCGATTCTTACCTAAACTATGTTGTTGAATCTTGGATGGAAGAGAACAAGTTAGCGATCCAATCCGGTCTACGTACCGAAATCGCTGAAGGGTTCATGAACGGAATGCGTGACCTATTCGTAGAGTCTTACGTTGAAGTTCCAGAGTCTAAGGTAGACCTAGTTGACGAACTAGCAGAACAAGTAACTGAGTTGGAAGAGAAACTAAACTCAACTACTGGTGATGCAATTCAACTTGCAGAGGAACTAGAAACTTACAAGCGTGATTCAATCATTGCTGAAGCAACTCGTGACCTTGCAGACACTCAAGCGGAGAAGTTGAAAGACCTTCTAGATAGCGTAGACTTTGATTGTGAAGAAACATTCACAACTAAAGTAAACACTGTCAAAGAGTCATACTTCTCAAAAGAAATCCCAGAGCAACTCGAAGAATCAGTTTCAGAAGAAGCTGAAGAAGAAGTAGAAGTATCATCATCGATGAATAACTACTTAGACGCTCTGCGTAAAACCTCTAAGAAATAAGGAATTAGAAAAATGAACAATTCATACGATCGATTGATCGAGAAATGGTCACCAGTACTAAACGAAGAATCTGCTGGTAAAATTCAAGATCATCACCGCAAAGCGGTAACTGCTGCAATCCTAGAAAACCAAGAAAAAGCAATGATGGAAGAGCGTGCTGCATCTGCTGGTTTCCTAACTGAAACTCCAACTAACTCACAGAACGGTGGTGCTGCACCAATCGCGAACTGGGACCCAGTAATGATTTCCCTAGTACGTCGTGCGATGCCAAACCTAATGGCATATGACGTATGTGGTGTACAGCCAATGTCAGGACCAACTGGTTTGATCTTCGCAATGAAGTCACACTATGTGCAGAACGATGCTATGGGCGACGAAGCTCTAGGACTAAACGAGCCAAACTCAGCATTCTCTGGTTCTACTGGTTCATCACAGACTAGTGATTCATCAGGTATGTCTGGTTTTGACGAAGAGACTACTCTTGGTCGTGAACTAGATGCTGCTGGTCGACCAATGAACACTTCTGTTGCTGAATCTCTAGGTAACACTGGTCCAGACTTCGCAGAAATGGGTTTCTCAATCGAGAAGCAATCTGTTGTTGCTAAGTCACGTGCATTGAAGGCAGAGTACTCTCTAGAACTTGCACAAGACTTGAAAGCAATCCACGGTCTTGACGCAGAAACAGAACTAGCGAACATTCTTTCAACTGAAATCCTAGCGGAAATCAACCGTGAAGTGATTCGTACAGTAAACACTCAAGCTGTTCTAGGTGCACAACAAGCATCAATCGCTGCTAAAGGCGTATTCGATCTAACTGCTGATGCAGACGGACGATGGTCAGCAGAGAAGTTCAAAGGTCTAGTAATTCAATTAGATCGTGAAGCGAACGAGATTGCTAAGTCAACTCGTCGTGGTAAGGGTAACATCGTAATCTGTTCTTCAGACGTTGCTACTGCACTTGCTGCTTCTGGTCAGTTGGACTATCAAGTAGGCGCTGGTCTTTCTGTAGATGATACTGGTAATACTTTTGCTGGTACTCTAAACGGTAAGATGAAAGTTTACATCGATCCATATGCATCAATCGATTACATTACTGTCGGATATAAGGGTGCAAACGCTTATGACGCTGGTGTATTCTACTGTCCATACGTACCACTACAGATGGTCAAGGCAGTTGGCGAGAATGATTTCCAACCTAAGATTGGTTTCAAGACTCGTTACGGAATGGCTGCAAACCCATTCGTTACAGATGCTAACGGTGGAGCAGGTGTACAGAGTTCTGCTAGTAAGAACACTTACTACCGCATCATGCGCGTAGACAACTTGATGGTAACATCTTAAGTCTAAGTAACATATAAAAATTAGAACTAGTTTACTAGTCGTTTTTAGGGAGTCTTCGGACTCCCTTTTTTTATGCGTATAAATAAGTGTGTTCACGAACTGGACAAAGTAACAGTGGGGGGATGCCCTATATGGGTAAGCTTTCGGAATCTGGTCATCCAGTAATCTAGAAAACAGGAGAATACTATGCGTTTTATTGCAATTGCATTCGCATTAGTTTTATCTGCTTGCTCAACTGTCGATGCAACCATTGACGGTACTGGTGGTGTTATTAAAGGTGTCGGTTCCGATGTCTTTGGTGTGACCGCAGGTGTGTTGGATGTAACATCTAATTTGATTAAAGATGTTGCAGACAAGACTGGCACAGATGCAACTTCACCAGAAGAAGAATAGAGTAAGATCGCCAAGGAAGGCACTTATCAACCTGTATAAATAAATTGATACAGAGGGCACATCATGGCACTAACAGATAACAAGAATTTCTTACAACCTACAGGGTTCCGCATTATAGTAGAACGCGAGAAATATGGCAACTTAGAATTTTTCGCGCAGTCAATACAACATCCAGGCACTCAAGTTTCTGCCGTGGAAGTTGGTATACCTAGAATTCAGGGACTACCTGTTGCGGGTGATACACTAAACTACGGTGAACTTACTCTGAGCCTAATCTTAGACGAAGATTTGACCGCATACAAAGAAATGCAGAAATGGTTAGAAGATTCTGTGTATGGAGAAGGAAACCCATATCATGACATCAAGGTCATCGTCCTAACCAGTCATAATAATTTCTGTGCACAAATCCTATACAAGAACTGCGTACCTGTATCGTTAGGTTCTATTGAGTTAGCATCATCAACAGGAGACGTGACTTATTTGAACTTCGAGTGTAGTTTCAGGTTTAGTGAATTCGTACTGTCATGAGTCTCCAAAAATTTACAATCAAAAATCCGGAAGTACTAAGCATTCTTGAAGACTTTCGGTATACCTACCGTGAGTTATACCAACCGGAACTGAGTAACACATGCCTGTTTCCGGAGATGATGGGCATGGCGGACCACTATACTGGTGAAGACGAAATGTGGCGCATCATCAACATGGGTGAAAAACATGATGGCGGTGCATCAAATTCGGTGTGTTATCCTATCAAACCAGGCCACTACAATGGCACTCACCCAGAAGAATATAATAAGACGTGGGAAGGTTTGAATGCAACTTTGACCGAAGAGCTAGGTGTACAACACAGTGCACTCTCTACTCTATACCCACCCCAAGGTTTTATTGGTTGGCACAATAACGCAAATGCGTCTGCGTTCAACCTTATCTTCACTTGGTCTGAAACAGGTGATGGGTGGTTCAAGTATGTAGAACCAAAGACCCAAGAGGTCATTACTGTTCAGGACGAACAAGGATGGAATCTCAAGGCGGGACACTTTGGCGCATACGGTTCTGGTGATGTGGTTTACCATGCCGCAAGGACCAACTGTTATAGATTGACCCTCAGTTACATGTTAGGTCATAACTTAGATTATTGGCAAGATTGTATTGATTTTATAACGACTTAGTGTTATACTATATATTATTATTATTTACTTGAGTTTGTATTATGGATTTAGAATCTATTCAACAAGAATGGAAAGAAGATTGTGATATTCCTAAGCACCAACTGGATGAAATATCACGACAAACACCAATGTTACATGCGAAATATATGCGGTATCGGTCTCTAGCAAAATTACAGATCGAACGTGCAGAGAATGCACAGAAGACTTTACTTCTACAGAAATGGAAATATTATAATGGTAAGATGGACGAAGAGGAACTTCGTTCTACGGGATGGGACCTAGACCCATTTAACGGATTGAAGGTTTTGAAAGGTGACATGGACTTATACTATGACGCTGATCTTGAAATCCAAAAATCAAAAGAACGGTTAGCGTATCTTAAAGAAGTGCTAAGTACCACAACAGAAATTGTTGATACTCTCAAGTGGAGACACCAGACTATCAAGAACATGATTGAGTGGAGAAAGTTCGAAGCCGGTGGATAATAAGATACGAATCAGGATGAAAGACCACTCCTATTTTATGGTAGAGGCCCATCCAGCACAAGAAAACGAATTGAGGGAGTACTTCTCTTTCTTCGTGCCTGGCTATAAGTTCATGCCAGCGTATAAGTCTAGACACTGGGACGGTAAAGTGAAACTTTACAATATGGTGTCTAAACAAATGAACGTAGGTCTTTACTCACACTTACGTCGTTTTTGTGCCGATCGTTTTTATCAACTTGAGATACTCGAACATGAAATGTATGGAATACCGTCGTTTAGAGACGATATCGATCACCCTGCTCTGGTTGAGTTTTTATCTGTTCTTGATGCTCCCTTCAAGCCTAGGGACTATCAGTACAAAGCTATTTCTCACGGCGTTGAACACCGACGCTGTATACTACTTAGTCCTACTGGTAGCGGCAAATCATTTATCATTTATAACTTGCTTCGGTACTGCTATGAGGTCACTAGTGGGAAAATTCTGGTTGTAGTACCTACTACTTCTCTAGTAGAACAGATGTACAAAGACTTTGCAGACTATGGATACGATGTCGATGAGTTCTGTCATAAAATCTACTCCGGTAAAGAGAAGGTTACAGACAAGCGCGTCATAATTTCTACATGGCAATCAATCTACAAGTTCGGTAAGGATTGGTTCGAACAATTCAACACTGTCTTCGGTGACGAAGTACATCTTTTCAAAGCAAAGTCGTTGTCCACTATGATGGATAAGTGTACTGAAGCACAATACAGATTTGGTCTAACGGGTACTCTAGACGGAACTGAAACAAATAAACTTGTTTTAGAAGGTTTATTCGGTCCCACATTTACGGTGACACGCACCGTGGAATTGCAGAAAAATAAACAACTTGCAGAACTGGACATATCTGTCCTGTTATTGCGATACCACAGTGATGTGTGTAACATGATGAAAGACAAGAAGTATCAGGATGAACTTGATTACATTGTCACATACGAACCACGTAATAAGTTTATAAGTAAGATTGCGTTGGATCAAAAGGGCAATACCTTAGTTATGTTTCAGTTTGTAGAGAAACACGGAAAGGTGTTGTATGAAATGATCAAAGGTCTTTCACCGGAAGGACGCAAAGTATTCTATGTGTCTGGTGAGGTGGATGCTACTGATCGTGAACAGATACGAGGTATCGTAGAAAAAGAAAATGACGCTATTATTGTTGCTTCTCTTGGCACTTTCAGCACTGGCATCAACATCCGCAATTTGCATAATATTGTATTTGCGACTCCAT